CCCAAGATTCGTATGGAATCAGGATGGAGATGTTTAGTATGCGAAGAATAGAACCAATAACAATTAAGTTAGCCAAAGTAAATCGTGAAGATAACTTTGTAACTTCCACAAAAGAATGGATTAAAGAAATGAAAAAGGACATTAAATGGATGAATTCGAAAAAGTAAAAGATAGAGTTTTACGTCATTTAAAAGACAATCCTAATTCTCGGAATTCAGATAAAGTATTGTATTACAGCATTATGAAAGAAGTATATTATGACCATATTGCGTCTAATCCAACGGATGAGCAAAAGCGTAACTTCAATGATTTGCTTTGGACTTTATTAAACAAAACTCCTAACTTAGAAAGTATTAGAAGGATAAGACAAAAAATACAAGCCGATTGCGTTTTTATGCCTACAGACCCAGCAGTAAAGAAAAAAAGGAAAATGAGAGAAGATAATTTTTACGATTATTTTAGTTCAGAATAAATATATAAAGGGCAGTGGCCATAGTCAATACCGATGACAAGTCACGGGCCTAAAATTATCCATGAGAAAACTTTCAACTTCCAAAGTACAGAGGGCTTGTCATCATAATGGCTCGACTCGAACTTAAGGGCATTGATAACCGAGTTCGAGAAGATGTAAAAGTACTAGCCAAAACACATGGAGTTACTGTTGCTAAATTTCTAGAGCCTGCAATCAAGAATTACATTTATCAAGCCGATAATAGAGAAAGGCTTATTAGAGCAAAGAGGTCTGACCCAGACTGGTAGTATGGGATTTTTTGACAGATTTAGAGCCAAGCCAAAACAAACATCTAATTTACAAACATTCTTAGATGGTAATTTAGAGAAGGAAGCTAGAACGCCAGTCTACGATATGGCTCCTGCAATGGGAAGTACTGGGCCAATGCGCATTGACCCAATATACAATCTACATCATTTAGAAGATTTAGCAATAAACTATTCTCATTTGCAAACAGTAATTAATCGTATTGCATCGCAAACAATCGCTAAGGGGTACAGACTAGAACAGACTGTAGAGAATCCTAGTGAAGACCAGAAGGAACTTCTTGAGCATTTGCTGAAAGACCCAAGCAACGGAGACAGTGATATTACTGGTGAAGAGTTTTGTAAAGCGTTGATTAGACAGCTTGAAGTCTTTGATGATGCATGGATTTCTATAGTTTACGATTATGTCAAAGATGATTCGGGTAGAATTTTAGGTAAGAAAGTATCTCAGTTATGGGTTGAAGATTCAAAACAGATGCGATACAATACAGATAGATTTGGAAGATTCCAAACAGAAAACAGATTCTGTCCAACTTGTAGAAGAACTGCCAATGGTTCAGCTTGTTCTGAATGTGGTACAAAACTAGAATTAATTGCATATACATTTGAAGATGTAGAAGGAGATATACCGTTTGCAAGAGATGAGGTAATACACTTTAACAAATATAGTTCTACAGCTAGATTGTATGGACAATCACCAATTGTTGGATTAATGAAAAAGGTAGAAACTGCATTGGCAATAGAAAACTATCAAAACAAATTATTTAGATTAGAAAGACCACCAAAAGGATTCTTAGATATTCCAAACCTAGATGAGACTGCACTAAACAGATTGGGAGAATATATTGCAGAAGAGACCAGACGCAATCCTAACTTTGTTCCAATTATATCTTCAGGTGAAGGACAGTCAGGAGCTAAGTTTGTTACAATCATGCCAAGTCAGGGAGAAGCAGGTATGATTCCTTATATGGAAAAAGTAAATCAAGATATTAACTCAGCTTATGGAATTATGCCATTGGCAGTAGGAGATGTATCTGGAGTTGGTGGACTGAATGCAGAAGGCGAACAGTTGTCTATGATGGACAGAACAATTACAGAAACGCAGAACATTTTAGTAAAAGGATTCTTTCAACCACTGTTAGATATTCTTAAAATTACAGATTGGGAAGTAGTGTTCAATGACATAGATGAACGTAACGAACAAATGCATTTGACAAATCTAAGAACTAAAGCAGATGTTATTGCTGCATTCCAAGGCGTAGGAATCACAGTAGATTTAGATGAAGAAGGAGAGCTAATATTACCAGAAACAGATTCAGGAAGTTTGCCAATGTCTCAGGCGGAAGAGGAGCAAAAAGAACAAGCAGACTTGTATCGGCCTTAGATAGAAACCTTGCAGTTACTATCAAACGAGAAGTAAACAGACTAAGGTCTGCTAAATCATATTCTGAAATCAACGAGATGTTGCCAATAATTATGATTGGCTTGGTAAAAGATTTAAGAGATTTAGTAAATAATGAAATGCGAGATGCATATTTGCATGGATTTAAATCAGCAGCATTAGAAGATAAAGTAAAAGTTGTAGAAAAACAAGACAAGTATTCTCATATTAATTTTAAGCCTACAAAAGCTATGGCAGAAGAAGCTGCAAAAGGATTAGCATATCGTAGAGAATTTGGTAGAGGCGGAACAGAAGTAGGAGTTGCCAGAGCCAGAGATATAAAAAACAGGGTAAACCTGTCACCAAAAACTGTTAAACGTATGAAAGCTTTCTTTGACAGACATCAATCAGACAGAGAAGGCAAGGATTGGGGCAATGAAAATAATCCAAGTGCAGGATACGTTGCACATTTACTTTGGGGCGGAGATGCTGGATACTCTTGGGCAAGAGCTAGAGTTCGTCAGATAAATGCAGCAGATAAGAAAAAAGCCAGAGGAAACGACCTTGAAAAGCAAGAAACAACCAATTTAGTATTTAAAGAAGATACATTTCAGATAGATTTTGACCAAGTAGATGAGGATGCGATTCGGGCATTACAATCGAATCAAGTGCAGACAAACAACTACAATGAGTTGTCTACAATTCTTTCTACAAAATTAAATCAGGTTGTTGCAGATTCTATTGTAGAAGGTCGCAGTATTCCTAATACTGTAGCCGAAATGCAGAGAGTAATAAATCAAGAGACTTACAAGTTAACTAGAATTGCTAGAACAGAGATGATTAACATTAGTAATGAAGGTAGATTGGCTTCATATCAGAAGCAAGAAAAGATACGCAAAAAGCCTTTTAGATACACATTAGTTGTTGCTTCGGGTGCAAGGACTTGTGCGGCACATAAAGAACTGGGAAGCAAAATACCTGCTGATGGATTATTAATTGATGACCTCATAGCTCTACAACAGCAGGTCGGAGCTACCTATGGATTTACCCTTCGGGGGAACTCGTTGTTGCACCCAAATCAAAGAACAGTATTAACGAGGGTACCATGAGTAGAATGCCAGACCATATCAAGATACATATTTGTAATGCAAAGTATGGTCATCACGGAAACGGAAAGGAGAAAGATGAGTAGTTGTAAGAAATGTAGATTAGGCCCGATGTCTGTACATATCCTAAGTAGTGGATTTTGTCAGGCTTGCACAAATGAGTTATCCTGGAAGCAAGGTGACCGAGTAGCTCGTAAAATGGCTAACAGAGCAAGACGTATGGCAATGTACAAACAAGGTGAAAAGGTAATTAAGAAGAAGTGGAAAGAGAAGTATGGCGATGCTTCTGTAGATGAAGTTCTAGGACACTGATGGGAATCACAATCAA